AGATATTATGTGTGGCAGTTTAAAGAAAGCCCACAACAAGCAGCTTTTGCATTAGATGATTATAAAAAAGCAATGAGAAATATGAAGTCTAACTTACTTAATCCTCAACCTAAGTATATGACAGATGATAGGAGATACTTTTAGTGGCAAGAGCTCAACCATATACAGTAGCTTGTGAGGGAGGTTTAGTAACAGCATCTAATCAAATAGATTTATTAAGAACTCCCGGTTCAGCTATTGAACTACAAAATTTTGAAATATCTGTAGAAGGTGGATATAGAAGAATAAATGGATTTTCAAAATATGGTGGAGCTAATGCTACATTACCAACAGGTACTACTTCAACTATACAAGGTATAATACCCTATGCAGATGGAGTTATAGTTTGTGCAAGTACTAACATATATTTTAGTAATGATGGAGTAAACTGGTTACAAATAAATAGAAGTTCAGTATCAACTAGTGGAGACAATCATACTGCATTTACTGGTAGAAGTTTATTAACTAGAACAAATCAAGGGCAAGTACAGTTTGCATTGTTTGAAGGACCAAACTATGAACATGGTCAAATAGTAATAGCTGATGAAAATAATAAACCTTACAGTTTTAGAATGGAAGGTTCTGGAGCATTAGCATCAAGGACATTTTTTTCAGAAGAAATAACTGTAAGTGGAACTAAAGGTGTACAGTTTATTACGCACCATGATAGACACTTAATAGCTGCAGGTGTTGAAGATAATTTAAGTACTGTTTATTATAGTGCATTATTAGACCCTACAGACTTTAGTGGTACAGGTTCAGGTGCTATAACTTTAACAGACCA